TAAAGAAATTTTCCACCTATGCAAGTCGCGACATTAAAATGACGCACATGGAGAAAGTGGCAGCACAATATCTGCTGCTAAAGAAGTGGAAAATAGAGGACATACCTGACCCAATTGATAGAAATAGAACAATAAATGCCTATCACATCACAATACAGAAGGTCGTGGATGAGAAAGATACTGGTTTCTTATTGTCTGAAGATAGTGAAGACCTAAGCCGGAAGACCCGTTTCAATCGGGGTTTTTTAAGAGCCTGGGCAAGAAAATTAGTGGGAGTCACAGCGAAGACAACAAGTGGCCACACACAAAACAGACAATACGAAGAAAAGCCATCCCAAACGCGAAAAATATCGGCGCCCACAATTGTGGGGCGGGAGGATCTGGAAGAAATGCGGGAAATAGAACAAATCCTGCAGAGGGAACACAAAACAACATCGAAGAAAGTGTTCTCCATGGTACTGGTCTGCTTCGCAGACTTAGTACCATTCTTCTAGACAAGCAGGACGACTGCCATCGTGGCACGGAACTTTTACCTAGCGCGGCTTGGAAGTGCGCTAAGGTAGACGATGGGCAGTCGGATCACAAGTGCAAACCTGGCGTTGTGCTTGATGTTTTTAAGGTACCCCTTTTAGATCGTAAGGAGGTACATGTCGCCAGAAATTGCTGCCACAACGAGGTTGTGGGTTTGAAGAATAGATATCTAAAAGGCACAGAGCATACCGGTTGCACTTATGATGTCCAGCATGTTGAGAGACTGTTGGATGAATTGTGTGACCAGTTGAGACCACATTTGGGTGAGATTCCCACATTGGAAGAATTTTGTAGTGCTAAGAAAGGTAAACTTAGGAAAAGATATGACGATGCTGTTAGGAAAGTTTTGTATAGAGGGTTTAGGTTAGAAAAAGACTGTGATATCACAGCGTTTGTTAAGAACGAAAAAATGAATGAGAACAAACCACCCAGAATGATCATGGGTAGGAACCCTATATTTAATTTGATTTATGGTAGGTACACTACCATGTTAGAGGAGTCGCTAAAGAAATTGCCACAGATTGCCAAAGGTAAAAATTTGCTCGAGAGGGGTGAGACCTTCTCGAAGTTGGTTGGTGAGTGGTTTGTTGAGAGTGACTTTTCTAAGTTTGAGTCTACACAGCAGATGGACCTTTTGGTCCACATAGAGTTAGGGGTTTGGAAGAGATTGTTGAATCTTGGTGATTACCATATAGTTGAGAGACTATTTTGGTTAAAAATGGTTAAGCAAGGGCACTGTACACACGGTGTCAAATTTTGTTTCTTGTTTTGTAGAGGTAGTGGTGATATGGACACTGGTTTGTTCAATACCATTATTAATTGGATAGCAACAAGATA